ATCATATCATCAACTCTATTTCGCAATAAATCTCTAACAACCATTTCATTGCCATCTTTATCAATTAAAACATCAAAAGGGCCTATATCTTCTGAAGCCCCTACTGATGAGCTTAAAATTTTATCGATATTCAAAGTTTTATCTGAAAGCATAATACCATCAGGTAACTCAATTTTTTGAGAAACAAAATTATCCTCATCAAGTTCATTAATTTTAACTGATATTCTATTTAAAGCATTTTGATTACCTGTTACACTAAAAACTTCAGGCATTCCAGGAGTTATATTCAAATCAAATAAATCAGTTTCAACAATATCTAAATCCAAATAGTCGCCCATATCAATTATGTCATTCATATTAAAAAACCCAAGGTCAGAAATTTTATTAAACTGAACCTTGAGGTCAAGTGCTGGCGCTTCACTTTGTGAAATAATATTTGCTATTGAGCCTGTTATACTTGTATTATTTGAATTTGTAAGCAACAAAGTTTTAAAATCTGCAAATTTTTGTGTAGCAAACTCTGGCCTTACAACACTTCCAAATCCACCTACTTCATCTTGTAAAGGGGTGCCAAATTGCTCTATAAAAGTTTCTGTAATTGGTTTGTAAAGTCTTACTATTTGTTCTTGTCCTGCTGGATTTACAATTTTCAACAACCTTTGATTTTCACCATAAATATCAAAAGCACCAGATGTTGCTGGGTCTAAATATGGTTCAGCTTCAAAACCGTATGATGACAATGTTTTGTTGAATTGTTCAGCAGCATCAGATGGGTCTTGAAATAAAAAAGACGGCCCCAAAGAATCTAACAAACCATTTAAAACTTCTGTGTTTTGATACGCACTATAATCAAAGTCAGAGTCATATTGTGCATTTGATTTTGTATTATTTACGTTGTACTGGTTTTGCCACACAGTACTATCGTTATGCATTTTTATAATATTGTCATCAAATGAATAAGCAATTCCAATATCTTTTGGTTTTTCTGAATAAATTGGTTTGAATGTAATTTCGCCACCACCTGTTTTCATTGGATACATTTCTATATCAGGTATGTTATCTTTTCTTACTTCATTCCTAGGTAACAAATCAGCTCCATCTTCGTCGATGAAATCAAAGCTTGTATCTGTATCCGTAAATATAGTTCCCTCTGGTTTATATTGTTGTTTGTTATTAAGAATATAATTGGCTTTCAATTCATTTTTCTTATACTCCTCTTTTTTTGTATCACGAAAACTATTGAATAAGTCTTCTAGTTCTTCTGTCGGTGTTATGGGATTTCCAGCAAAAAAATTTATGTTATTTACATGATGTTTAAACAGACTAAAATTACCATTATTTACAATTTTATCCATCAGACCACTATTAAGAAGCTCATTTCTATAGTTTTCATTGGGTACATTTTTATTTAAAAAGTCAGTATTCCATGAATTAAGCTTATTAATATCAATTATAGGTGTAACAACAATAGTATCGCTGTTTGGGTCGTAAGTATTTTGCAACCCATTTGTATTTTGTGAGGTGTTTTCTGGAATTATATTATTAGACATAATTATTTAAGCTTATCTATTGCGATACTAATGATATATGAGGCGTGATATCTGCTATCAATACCTGGTGGTATCTGACCTGTGTTTATTGACCCATTTTTATTAAAGAATTTGTCAACATGTTTATTGAATTCTGGATATTTACGTAGAGCATTTAATAAAGCAACAGTTTGTGTTGGAGCAACATAACCTGTAGATTGCTCTATAACGTCATCCCCTGCCTGTAATTGTATTCCGCCTTGCTGAGTATATTTACTTGCTGTTTCACCAAGTTTAGATGTTCCTGAAACAACTACAGCATATCTATTGACCACACCGTTATCAGTCAATTCTTCTGTTTTTATATAACCAACACCTTGTAAGGTTTCAAATGGTGTGTTTTCAAATGTTTTTAATTTAAGACTTGGGAAGTCTTTTTTATTTAATAACTGTCCCATGTCAATATGCTCTACAAATCCTTGTGAAATACTTGTATTTGATAAATCAGCAGTACCGATGCCTAAAACTTTTTCAAATGCAGAAAAGTCATTTGTTTTCCAAGCCACCTGACCAGATGGAATCACATTTTTCCAGTCAGTAGCTGCTGGGTTACTCAGTATTCCAGCGTTGCCAGTAGATAAAGTTTTATTTTGTCCTTTAACCACACCTCTTTCATAGTTTATCTTCTCTGCATTACCATAGATAAATGAGAATAAAGGTGCATTGTTACCGTTCTTTACTGGTGTAAACAATGGGTTTGTTGTAAAATTATCTGCCAAGTCAGCAGGTTTAGTGCTTGAGCCTTTGTAGCTAGGATTTTTATAGAAATACTTATCTCTTGTAACATTCAAGGCTGATATAGCATTAGCTCTAAGAAATCCTCTTGCTAGTTCTCTTTGTTCGTCACTAAGTTGGATTTCTCCATCTTGTGAGTGTCTCAATGTAAAAGGGTCTTCAGTAAATGTAAACCCATTTCCATCTGCATCTGCATACATTGGAAGTGTTTTTACTTTTCCATCTTGGTCGATGAAATCAAAGGTAGTTTTTGCCTCCCACTCTTGTTGATTTAGAGTCTTTACATAAGAGTTTGAATATGGAGCCCTTGCTCCAAGACCCTCGTATAACACACCAATTAAATCAGAATCAACAAAAGAGTTTACAAACCCTTCTATATGAGTTCTAATCATTTCTAGATTTTCAGGTTCAGACACTCTTGATAAAAAAGTCCCTTTACCTTTAATGTCAAGTTGTTCAAAATCACCAGGGAAAAAGCCATACTTTTTGCCAATTTGATTTCTAATACTTTTAGCATAGGCATCTGGGTCAAAATATGCAATATTACCAAACTCAGGATTCATATTGTTAGCAAATGGTACCGATATTGGAGTGCCTGCAACTTTTTGACCTTTTGAGTTTGTGTACGTGTAGTATTGTGTAAAAGCTAAACCGTTAGCTGTATCATCTAAAATAGAAAATCTAGCTGGGTCTAATAAGGCATTTTTGTTACCAAAGTAACCTTGCTCAAACAAATCTAAACTCGCGCCACTAATTTCTCCATCTTGATTTCTTTTCTTTAAAGTTTCATAATTTTTACCTATGACCTCGTTTCCGTTCACAATCATCCCCATCTCCGTCATGGCATTATTGTATATCCTTGTATAATCTGCCATGCTAATTTTACCACTTCTATTATCAGCCTCCGCTTGCATAACTCTATTCCTTAACAAAACTCCTGACTCATTATACATTTTATCTAAATCCTGTATACCTGTCAGAGCAATAGAATCAATTTTTTTACCGAGCTGCATCATATTTTCAGCTCGCATCTCTCTTACATTAGTCCTTATAGCATTAATTTTTTCTTGCCCTTGCAAGTATAATGCTGCTAGACCTGATATTTTGCTTTCTATTGGTTGTGTTATATATCCGTATTTAGCCATATTTGTTTTTTATAATTTAAAAAGACCAGGGTATTGTTTTCGCATGTTCAAATTAAACTCTGCTGCTCTATCTGGGAATGTAATACCATTTATCGACATAGTTGGCATTGAAGGATTTGTTAGTGGAAATGTCAAGTTAGTAGATGGTGGTATCGCTTGTTGAATGGATAAAGGAATCGATTGTATATTTAACGGATTGTTTTGGATGTTTGATAAATATCCAGGTGATATTACTCCTCCAAAAGCTCCTCCAGTATTCATATTCATATTTGGAAAAGCACTACTTACTACGTTAGATGTAAAATTAGAGCCTCCTGTTAGCGGAGTTGTTGTATTATTACCACTTTGAACTATAGGAGCCACCACAGGGGCTGCTCCTTTAAATAATCCTACTGCTCCTTTTCCAATTTCTTTTCCGAAGGTTGTAGTACTTCTCAGTGCATTACCAAAGAATGAACCACCAGCTTTCTGTGTGCCTTTACCAAATGCTGTTTTGAAAATATTAGTGCCAGTTTTTTTTGCGGCTTTAACACCTGCATCAAAACCTTTTTGTGCATCAGCCATTTCTTGCGCAGTACCTGCTGAAACTGCAAGTGTTGCTGCATCCATCAATGCGTCTGCTTGCATCTGTTCACCAGCCATCATTTGTTGTGATAGTGTTTGTCTTTGTATTTGTGTCCTCTGCTCCTGAATTCTTCTCATTTCTTGCTCATCTTGACCTCTTAGTACATCTGCCTGGAATTCTTTATCTAACATACTTTCAAAAGCTTTGTTTTCAGCGTCTAGTATATTAGCTTGTCCAGCTTGAAGTAATCCCATGGCTGAAGCAGCATCCATACCTTGCGCTACATCTGCTATTGTTCCAAGTTGTGTTGATTGTTGTGATAAAATTCTCTGCTCAGCAGCTAAACTAGGTGCTAATCCTGCAAAAGCATTTGTAAGCTCTTGGTCTTTAAGTTTTGATAGGCCAGCTCTAGCTTCTGCGGCTAAATTTCCACCTTTGAAAAAGCTATTTACAGCGCTTGCGCCACCAACAATCATACCTAATGTAGTCAAAAATGGCATATTATTATTTTTAAGTTATACAAATATACAAAAATTACAAATTGCTCTTAACAGCTTCAGTAGATGCGCAATACAACTCATAAGCGTTTGGATTGTCATTTGTAAGTTTTATTTGGCAGTAGTATCCTCTGATACCTCTAGACTCTGCACTAAGGTCTTTTCCAACAAACATATATTCCCCAACACTTGCTTCAAAAGTAGTACTGTTGTTGGGTGTTTGTAACACCTGAACCGTATCTCTTATAACACCAGAAGATGCATCTGAAGTAAACAATTGAATTTCTCCTACAAGTTGTGTTCCTGATGTACCGTTCAAATACAAGAAATCTCCAACATTAGCGTTTGAGGATATAGAGTTTGCAAATCTATATCTTTTTGCGTTTATTTTTTCTGCTAAATTACCTATTCCAATAACAGATAATTCGTTAAAATTTAACCTTCCATCTATACTTCCAGCACCGTTTTGCCTTATATATGTTGAGTAATAAGATTCAAATCTTTCAAACTTACCTTCATCAATTAATCCTGATTCTAAATCCGTCGTAAGCACTGCTGCCCAGTTGTTTGACTCAGTTTCGAGTGTCAAGTTTTTAAATAACTTTACTTCTCCTGGCGATTCATTAGCAACAAATGTAATATCAACACCATATCCTACTCCATAAAACGTAGTTCTGGCAACAGTATCAACATGATGTTCATACAGTTCTCCACCTTTGAATGTAAAAAATCGTGTACCAATCCTTGCCATCCACTCTGGTGTCCATGAGTGAAACGAAGTCCACCCATTATTTCTTTCATCATATGTAACAGTTTTTCTAAAAGACATAATTTTATATTTTATCCATCATCTAATATTCGCGGCCAACCTAACGCACCACCATCATCAAATCCTAAGTTTTTTAACTCATTTGTAATGTGGTATAAATAGTAATATTCCCATTTATCAAATCTATCAGTAGTACTTCCTGGTTTGTATGGCGCCAGACTATTATTTAAAGTAGTTGTACCACTATTTACGACAGCATCTTCAAGGTCATATGTAAATCCTATATAGTTATTTGGGCTTGATGCATAATCATTTAATCCATTTGTCCCAGTAAAATTACCTGAGCTTGCTTGAACAGCTTGTAAATATTGTTTGAAAGCTGCAGATTTAGTGCCACCCTCTACATGGAAAACGACTCCTCTATAAAAGTTATTATTAGAAGAATTTAATGTATTAATTCTACTTCTAAGCGAAGCAATATCTGCAGAATGATATCCTCTAATTGCACCATCATAATTGGTTAGATGATAGCCAGCTGCTATTCCTGCGGAGCCTTCTGCCTCATCTTGAAATACCATAATCACAACGTTGGTAGCATCACTAGGGAAGTCGTTATGACCGTTTAAAACAAAATCATTTACATCATTATCTGATAAAGCTGCCCAAGTTCTTTCGATACCATATTCTTCAGAAACACCAGTATAAACTATTGAAACGTGGCTATCATATTGATTACTACCATTTGTTGCTGGGTTTGTATTTCCGCTAGATGCAGTTCCCCCAGTAGCGTATAAATCTTGAAGTACGGATTTTAAAGAGTTATCTCTCATATCATTTAAAGCTATTTCAGTGTTATCCATAGAGCCTGAGCCATCAAAATAAATATATATATATGTGTTTTCATTGATAGATAGCGCCTCTGTAGTTACCCTTGCTACTTGCGAACATGTACCGCCTCTTGTCACTTTATAAGTAAACTCATCCGTCAAGGCACTTCCTGATGTATGGGTGTATAATATACTTGTTGTAGGGCTTCCGCTTACAATAGTTGCTGTACCATTGGTAGGAGCTGATTCAATAGTTAATGTATATGCACTTGGTAGTGTATCATTGTTAACTACGTTTATAGTAGAGCTACCTCCATTCGATATACCAGTTATAGAGTCATCTACTAGAACAGGTAGTTGGTCTCTATAGTCATACACTAAATATAAGTTTTCACTAGTTGAGCTTCTGTTAAACGTAAACTGAAGTGTATTTTCCTCTTGTGATGAGGTTTCTACTTGTGTAGTATTGCCAGTAAAATTAGCATTTGTAAGTATATCAGCTGCTGTTGGATTTATGGCTGCAGTAACCCAATATCCTAAATCATTACATGGATTGAAATCTCCTGTATGTACACCAGCAAGTTTTAAAGAGGAAATTGTAACGGTATCACCATTATCTGGAATATTTGTACTCCCCATAGGGCCGCTGAAGGTTTCGAATCTAGTTACAGTATCTACATCAAATGTATCTAAAGCTTCATTGAATATGTTTGCGCTTGAATTTTTAAACCTGTTTACTATTGTTTGGTTAGACTTATAAGCGTCGTTCACAACAAGTATTGTCACACTCATCGTCTCTGGAACAGGACATTGATTATGTATTGAAACAACCGACGCCGAGGGATTACTTGAGTCGTTTGTCGTAATTACAGTAATTGAGGCAGTGTCGTCGTTAGCAGGATTTCCTGAAAAAGTTACGTTTCCAGAACCTGAAACTGTAGTTGTTGTTGTTGTACCATTATAATCTACCGATACATCTACAGAACCACCTGTAATTGTCAAGGCTATAGTGTGTGTTCCAGAAGTTTCTCCTATATTCAGAACGTATGAGAACCCAAGAGTTTTAGAAACTCTAACATCTAATTGTGAATTACATGTTGTTACAGGTATAATAGGTGTTTTTACAGATTCTCCTGGCGTAATTATATACTGATTGTTTCTTGGGTCATATCCTCCTGGATTAAAATTATTTCTGTTTGCATATAAATTCTCTTTGAAATACGATTTCATACCTTGTGCTGATATAGGTGTTATTCCGTTTTGTCCTAAACGAAGAACAGCGCCTCTAAATGGGTCAGCGAAGTACAAACTATTTTCATAAGCGGCAAAACTTTCTGGACTCTTACCTATACCGTATTCTCCAGTAAAAGGCACATCCTGACCTAATACCTGCTCAACTCTAGTTAAACTACCTGTGCCATCTGGCTGATTAATAACTCCTTTACCAAATAAAACCCTAGATACTCTGTCTTCTTGGAAAACTATAACATCATCCTCTCTTGAATAAACTCTTTGAACAGAACCAAACTTCATATCCATAAACTTTGTTATACCTCTACTAGCATTAAACTCATTTAAGCTATTGTAATTACTGTTTTCATTAAAAGAGCCGCTGTATATAAGCTTATTCGTGCTGTTTAAAGACTCGTAGCCTTCTAATAAATTTATGTTAGGTCTTGTGTCCAAATCCATAAAAGGAGTAAATCTATCGTCTCTAATAGATATACTTTCAACACCATTGGCAAAAGAAAAACAATTACCAAAATTAAGTTTTACGATGGCTGGTTGTGAACTACCTTGATTTTGCTCTGAACCTTGATGAAATCCACTTTCTATTCTAAATGTTTCATCTGTTTCATAATATACTTCGCTATTTAATTCTTGTGGGTCTGTTTCGAAAACTATAACTCCATTTAAAAGGATTATATCAATTTTACAGTTTAGAGTATTTCTTTCAAAAAAAGCTGCACTTTCAGATGGTTCGATTCGCATTGTCCATCTAGTTTGATTGGCTGTGTTGATATTGCCTGTGTCTTTGTATAGGAAAAAAGTAAACTCCTCGTTCTCATTGTTTTGAGATGGAACAGTAAATTGATTGCAGGTGTGTGTTACACCATTTACCGTGTGAGTAATTGATGTTTTAGCCCAGTTTGTCTCTGCATCAGCCCAAAGCTCAAAAGCATTAACAGTTGATGTAGTTTCATAATCATTTTCTACTGTAAAACCTTTTTCGTAACTAAAAGATGGGTCTGCATTAAAACCATTTAAAGACCAATCAATATCTATCCTACTTCCTGTGCTTAACTTTAAATCATTGTAAGCTGACCCATCTGCTTTGATTCTTTGTAAAAACCCAAACTCGGAATCATCCGTATTAGCGGCAAGTGAAAAATTACGAGGCAAACTAGGTAAGAAAACTTTTGTTCTTCTTGATGGTTTAGTTCTACTTTTGTGGTCAGTTTGGTCGTAAGAAATAAAATTATTTGGGTCAAAATCCATACTAAATTTAGATGGTTTTATCTTCATGTGTAACCCAGCCTTTTCTACTATAGGCTCTCCTGAACCATCAGTGTTACCCTCAATCCACGATTGCCCAGCTGTCAGCTCATCCGTTGCTTTTTTATCTACAACCTCTAAAACTTTGCATTTTACTTCTTCTCCTAGAGCTCCATCATCATCTCTTTTAACTAAAAGCATGGTTCCAGGCTCTACTTTTCCTATATTATTACCTTCTAATGAAATCCATCTGTAAACTCCATCTTCGTAAAAAATTGTTCCAAATAAATTGTAGTAAACTTCTTTATTTGTTTTTACAAAAAACTTATATCTATTAGCCCAAAAAGGTGGTCTACTGTTAATTGTTATTTTTGCTCTATTTTGCTTCATAGAGTTACCTACTGGAACAAATATTTCAGAAGTTGAAGTAACGCTTTCTTTTGGTAATAAAACTGAAGTATATCTTCCAAACTCATCTAAATATGTAATACCAAATTCAAAACTTCTATTGCTTTTTAACGATAGGGTAGAGCCTAATGCTGCAAATGAAGCAACTGTTGTGCTTTGAAATGTAAACTGGTTTTCTCTAATTAACTGAAATCCTGAGTTTGTGTTATCAGTACTATCAGCTGGTGTTGTGTCTATAGTAAATGTAATTTTTGGGGCTTTTAAAACAATAGTGGTAGTCGAAGATGATACTAAAGTAAATTCTCCAAAGTCTGTAGACAAAAGATTGGTTGGGTTTGTAACAGTTGCTTGAGCAGCAAAGTTTGAATTTAGTGATTGCAGGAAAATTGAAAAATCGTCTGAATTTACAAAAGCATTTACTCCAGAATATGTAGCTGTAAGAACTGCTCCTGCTGCAAAATTAGCACTACCATTTCCAAAAGCAGCAGATAAATACGTATCTTCAGGTGATGTTAAATCTACTCCAAAAACTAATTCACTATTTACTTCAAAAATAATATTACTTACATCTATTGTTATATTTTCGTTGTTGTTGCTTAGTGTTGTTGTAAGTTGAGTTGCATCAATATCCTTTGATTCTAATTCAACATTATAATCTATTTTTATTGGTGGAGTTTTGCCATCATTCGTTTGCCTCAAATCATATTGAGAAGTTGTATTTCCAAAAATCAACCTATCTTTTATAAAATCTTGAGTTTTTGCAGTTAAAGGAACGTCATCAAATATTCTAAACAACTCATCAGCTGGTAAAGCTTTAAATATTTTTTTGTTGGTAAATTGATATGTTTTAGTCATATCATCCCCAAAATCACTATCTTCTTTGTTTATGCTTTCAATTACGTAAACAGTATTTTGTTTTGCAAACTTAAAACATAAATCAATATCAGTAACTCTTTTGTCTCCAGTATTATATTGTATGTTGTAACCATTATAAAGATTTACCATTCCTTTGTTTTCCATGGTTCCAAAATCAAGTTTGAATGGTGAAGGATGAAATTGATAATTTGTAAAAGATGATAATGCTGAATATTGACCGTCTAAGTACTTATACCTGTAGGCAAATGCAAAAAAGTTTTCTTTTATAGAGTTTTCTGTTTTATCATTAGTAAAGAAAGGGGTAACTTGTGGAGCTTCAAATGGTGGCTTTCTTATTAAAGAAATATCATCTTCTTCAAACCCATTTGGCCCATAAGATATAGCTCTCTCAATATTAACTAGTTTTGGTGAGTTTAAACCGTCTGTAAACAATAATATATTTTCTTTCTTACTTACATTGTATATTACGTTACCATATACTTTGTGCATCACATCAAACTTCAATACATTCGTAGATGCCGCTCTTGTATCCTCTAATATTGTTCTTTGAAAATTACTTTGTGTATCGTACTCGAAAACATAACTATGTCCAACATTGTTTACAACAAACCAATAAATTCTTTCTGTAGATTCGTCAGTAACACAACCTATAACTCTAGGAGAACCTGTGACACTTATGTTGCTTAGTTGTGTGTTTCCTTCTGTAGATTGGATTGCTCCTGCGTCACCATCTGCGCTATTTACAACTCTGACATTCAAAGCGTCAATGTACTCTCCCTTTGGTACTATTCTTTCGTCGAAATCTTTATTCATTCGACCTGCGGAAAATATATTTTTTATCTTCATGCTACTTTATCCACTTATTTTTACCCTTCAATAACTGGGTTAGTTCTCCAAGCTTTATAGAGTTGAGCCTTATCTTTGCGTTTCTAAGTGATGCTGAGGCTTGTTTTTGAGCTCTCCTTACAACAAACTCCTGAACTCCAAATTTACCTTTTAATATTGTGGAAACAAGGTAATCATACATAAAAGTTTCTGCAAGTTTGTGTATTTTTATTTCACTCTCTGCGTAGCCATATAACCCATCTGAAACATATTCAATGACTATATTTTTACCTTTTAAATTTGAGCTAAATAAAACAAATCCTTGGTCTTTATCTATCAGATAGCTACCATTACCATTTGTCGTGGCTGGGTCTAAACCATATCTACCTCCAGCATGCTCTCTTGTTGGCTTATCTACATCCCCCTCGGTTCCTTCTCTCCAGTTTTCTTCTACTACAGGCGTACCTCTCAAAGCATTATCATTGTTATCAAACAAAATGTTCTTGTGAACAGTACCGTCTTGTAAATATGATTTTGGTGTTGAGGAGTTAAAATTTTGATTTATAGTAAATATCATCCCATCTTCACTTACATACCCAACCTTCACTAAACTAACAAAGTCGTGTGGTAGTGGTATTTTAAGAGTATCAGGAACCTCAAGTTCAAACCCTTGTATCTCTCTTAGAGCATCATAATGAAGCTCCTGTATAGCTCTTTTTGCGTGGAATATAACTTCATATCTCTCTACTTTATTTATTAGTTTATCATCCCCAACATAGGTTAGTAAAAAATTATTTATAATATCCTCTAGTAACATATACTGATAAGTCCCCCAATTGTCATAGGTTGGATTATCACCACTGTTAGTGTAATACTCTCTTTGTGTTATTGATTGTCCTATTGTCGGCATAATTATGAATTATCTAGTTGTACTTCTTGTTGCTCCTTACCCTGCATAACAGTTACAACATCAGCCTCTCTTATTGCTAAACCAGCGTATCCACAAATTTTAATAACTAAATCTATTTCATGCGCTTCTGATATTTCAAAAGGCGTACTTGTTGTTGAATTATAAACAGGGTCTCCTTGTATAGTGTTATACCCCCATATTGGGTCATTTGGCTTCCTGATATAATTCATCATCAGTGGTATTTCGCTACCTTGTGGTGTTGATGCTGTGTAGTTTATACTAAGAGGTCTAGCATAGATTCTCGAATCTTGCTGGTAATATATAGGGTATGTTAATGATGGCGTATTTAAGTTGCTATCAATAATCATATCAAATTTTACTTTCGGTATTTCTTCTAATACTTTTCCGTTATATGTTAAGTTGATTAATCTGTAAAAATTATTTGGAAGGTTAAAATAATCTCTAGCTTCTCCGACACTCGCAACACCTCCGTCTTGTACGTCGTTATAAGTGAGTGTTGCTGAGGTTGAAAAAACATCAATTTTATTTCTAGTTTGTGCTACTATATCTCCATAACCTAATGCTCTTTTTCTTGTATTTTGAAGTTGCGTTTGTCTCGCATAATCTCCAAAATATGATTCAAATATTTCTAGTTGAGCTAATTTAGCATATTGATTATACTCTAGTGGTGATATATACCCTCTATTATCTTTATTTAATAAAAACAATACTGTGTTTCTTACGCTGTTAATCATGAGTATATTTTTTACAAAAATAATAAAAAAAGGGGCTCAATAAATGAGACCCCTCTTTACCCTTCCACGGTTTCTTCTAGTTTTATAACTTATTGGTAATGTTTTGCATTACATCTAAACCTTCGTCTGTCTTGAAAAACAAAGCTAAAGCTGAATATACGTTCTCTCCGAAAGGAGCTACCATTACTGTTTTATCTTTTTTACCAGCCCAAACTACTGTTCTTTGGTCTCCTTTTAAAATTAGAATTCCTTCTTCAATAGCTCTAACTGCTAGGTTTCTTAACTTAAGATTTTCATCATTCAATAAATTATTAAACTCGACAGGATTATTTCTAGCATAGATAATCATATCTCTCCTTAACTCTGAAGATGTTAAATTGCTAACCCCTGACTTCATAACTACTCTTGCGATAGCTTCTAAGTCACTAATATCCAAGTCTTTTGCCGCTACTTGTGCATCGAGAGAAGATGTTAAATCTTCTACTTGTTTGTTTGCGTCTTTTTCTGCATCAAACTCATAAAACTTCTGATTGAAATCTGGATGTAAATACAAAAACTTTACAAGATTTGAATTATATTCTTGCACCATTAATTTACCATCTTCAAAGATTATAGGTTCAACTGTAGCCAAACCATCTTGCTCATCAACAAAAGGACTCGTTTGATTAGTAGCCCATCTAAGAGCCCTATTCATACTGCCGTCAAAATATAAAAGAGGTTTTGAATTTGAATGTTTTACAGGCAACATAAACCTTAGTGGTCTTTTGTTTCCGTGTAATAGAAATATTCTAGGTTTTATTTCTAGGTTTGGGTAAACTGTTTCATACCCATACTTTTGTTTACTTTTTGCTTTTGCCATTTTATTAAAATTAAATTAAATTAAAAAGAGAATAGGGAGCCGAAGCTCCCTTATCTCAATAAATATTACTGCATTAAGATGAAGTTATTTGCCCCCATCGTAACAAGACATCTCTCTGATAAGAAGTGTACTTGCATTGCATCTAAGTCAGTACTCATACCAGCAGAACCAGCAGAACCTGTTACCCAGTTTTTATACTTTCTGTCTTCAGATGCAGATTGTCTGTATCTTACGTGTAAGAAAGGTCTCTGAGCGTTTTGTCCAAGTACTTGGTCATAAACTGTCATAGTACCAGCAGGTACAATAATACCATCAACACCACCAATGTTACCTCTTGTAGAAGCATCATTTAGGTATTTCCAGTCACTCTTATAAAAGTCATATCCAATTCTAAATCCAGAGAATCCAAGATTTAATGCCATGTCTTCGTCATTGTCAAATAAACCATAAGAAGCTCCTGAAGAACCAAAGTTGTTCTGAGCCGCTAATACTTTATCAATGTCGAATCCTGTTCCTCTATTGACGAACATTACATTCTCTTGAATTGCACCTTCTTTGTCTAAAACTTTTGCAATATCTTCTAAGTCTAATCTAGCGTCGATTGTACCAGAAGTTACATTACCATTGTTTTCTACCTCGAAGAAAAGTCCTTTAGTACCTTTGAAGCCAGCTGATGCAGCAGCAGAACCACTTGCAGCAGGAACGCCTTCAACCATAGCTAATTCCATATAATCTTCGAATCTTAATCTACTTTCATGCTCTGATTTCAAATACCAAAGGTATCCAGAAGCACCGTTTTCAGTTGTTACCTCAACCCAACCAATGTGAGCTAATTCAGAACCAGAAACTTCATACTTCTCTTTTAAGATGATAGGATTGTTTTCCTTCGCTGCAAAATCTGCATCGTAAGAACCATCCATACCATTCGTTCCTTTTTTGAATTCAGAACCATATACGAACATAGAAACTGCGTCAGATGCTGAAAAGCCTCCAACCGCAACTAATGTCGCTAAATTTAAACAAGCAACATCAACAGCGTCAGCAGCAGAAGCGTCAGTTACAATTGCGTGTAACGTAGGCCCTGTGCCATCAGTTTTCTTAATGATAATTGTTTGTCCATTTCTAAATTTGTGTGCAGTTACAGCTAACGTGTTACCGTCTGTTACAGTACCTGTAGCTAAAATATGCAACCTTCCTTGCTCACTCCACTTTATTAAGTCTGAAGAACAAGGTAGCTCAGCGCTTACCATTCTTAAAAAAGAAGCTACAGAACGGTTTCCGTACTTTTCAAACTCCTTTTCATATAAATCTGGTAAGTATTGTTGAGCGAACGTGTAATCACTACTGCCTAAGTAAGATTTCTGTAATACAGATTTTACTGGAGCAGGCGTGAGTGAAGTGGAACCTCCGACATTTGATGCCGATGAACCACCGTCAAAATTAATACTTTGTGCCATTTTTAATAATTTTTAATATTTATACTTATTTCCTAATTTTCAAACCACCGCTAAAATCATTAGAATCTTGCAAGACTCTGAATTTTGGCCCTGGTTTAGATGCTTCTACATTAGTTCGAACATTCATATCAACATTTTTGCCGTCTCTAACTACGTCGTTAACCGCATCTGCTTTGCCTTGCTCATAAAAGAACTTAGCGTAGCTTTCTGGGTTCATAGCCATTGAAAGCGCTGTATGATATTCTTTAGCCTTGACTAAATTTCCATCTTTATCTAAGTATTTTGAAATAAAATTACTTAGGTCAGATTGAGCGCTAACTGTTTCTTCAACGTTTTTTGGTTTATAAAATAATTTTTTATCACCCATTTTAAATTCAAAACCTTTGAATTCATCGTTGAAATACGATTTCGTATTTTTAGTGAACAGCTCTCTACTCTTTTCTTCTTTAGCCTTAGCTCTAGTAGACTCATCACTATATTGCTTATAAAACTCTAAAGCTTTCTTATAATTTTCAGGAACATTCTCGGCACTTGACTCAAGAGGAGCATGGTATTTATCCTTTACATTACTAAAGTATTCTTTAGCTTTTCGCAATTCTTTTTTCATAGCTAGAATTTTACCTCGCTTTACATTTTCTTCATCATCTTTTTGATAGCCAAATTCTTGACCCATAAGATAATTGATGTCATCCGTTGAGTATTCTGGATTTACTTGCGCCATATAATGACCTATTAAATCTATATCACTCATCTTTGAATAATCTGCTTGTGCAGCGACAAAGTCAGCCATACCTCTTTGCGTGTCGTTTTTGTACGCAAGGTATTTTTGAACTTCTTCTGGTAATTCTACCTTATCTTCTTTATTTGAAAGAACGTCTTTTAATTGAGCTTCATCCATATTATATGTGGATGATAAATACTCTTTTATAATTTTTTCTTTATCCGTGAGGCCTCTTTCTTCAGCTTTTACTTCTTCTTCCTGTGTTTCTTCAGGTTTCTTTTTTTCTTCAGATACTTCTTCTTTTACCTCTACGTTTTCTTCAGCTTCATCCTTAACTTCTTCCTTGACTTCTTTTTTGGATTTAGCTTCTTCTTCTTTTTTTGCTTGATGCTGCTCTTGAATTTCTTCAGGAGTTTTAGTCAAGTCTACTTTGAAGTCAACTTTTTCTTGATTTTCACTCATAGTTGATTAAATTAAATTATTACAAATTTATACAAAATTTTTACATGTTTTGGCCACCCTGTAGTTTTGTCAAAAGTGTTGCTAAACCGCCTTCTTCTTGCTTTGGTGACATCATAGCTTGTGGTGCTTGAGGTTCCATATTTTGCGGTTGTTCTTCAGGTATAGGCATCGGATTGTTATTATTACTAGGCATCATCATTGGTTTCTTGTCTTGTGCGCCAATTAGATTTAATCCTGCTGGCCCAAACATATTACCTTTAGATGTAAGTTGTTCTACTTTTGTTTTTTTCTTTGCAAAGTCTTTTGGTGGAAGATTTTGTTTTCTTTGCGAAATCATCTCACTTTGCTGAGTTGCTTGCATTTGAGTTCTTTTATCTTTTCTATCTTCTTTTGACGTTTCTCTTTTCTTAAGATTCTTTGAGTCTGCGTTTCTAAGCTGCATATCATACTCAAACTTCAACTTCATCATTTCTGCTTCTTTTTGCGCTTCTGCCTCCATTTTTTGCATATCAAGTTGCGCTTTTAATTGTAAAAGCTCCGCTTCACCTTTAGTTTTGATTTGTTCCTCCTGCATTCTACCTTGTGAAGCAGCTTGCGCTGACTGTTGATTAGCTTTAGCTTGCATCTGAATATTCATTTGCTGTTTCTTCATATCAGCTTTTTCTTTTCTACTTTTCCTAATTTTTAACAATTGGTTTGCTAAAGAGAAGTTTTTCACCTCTCTAACATCTATTGCGTCAGAAAAATCTATCATTTTTGCGGCTATAGCTTGTTGTAAGTTGTTTTCAAGAACTTGCTTTTCTTCTTCATCTGGCTCTAATTCTATATATATACCAAAGTCATGAAGATGCATGTTTTCCATTTCCGCTATAAGTTCCATATTATTTTTACCAATCATTCGTGTAAAGTCTTCAACAAAATCTGAATACATGAGTATATCGCTAATTCTACAAGACATTGCTTCACACAATCTTTTTGTTAAAGACACACCTGAATATAATACATGTCTTGTGGCAGTGTTGGAATTTAGTGCAGCTAGTTTTTGTATACCAACCAATGCATTTTTATCAGGCATACTGCCATCTCTTGCCTCATTAATACCAGTTACAGAACGTATCATGTTTAATTGATAATTATACATAGTTATTAAGCTGTTGATTTTTGCATTAGAACCACTGCTTGTTAATTCTTGTATAGGGACTCTAGCGTTATTAAATTCACCATCTTCAGTATAGCTTCTACCTATAACAGAACCTGTTTGGAAATACATAGATAAAGCTTCTGATGGATTATATGAAGCTCCATTACCTAAATCTACACTATTCAAACCATCTGCATCTATAAATACACCATCTGGTATCATTTTAGACACTACTTGTTGTAATTTTAAATGGACAAGCTGTATTTGGTCTGCAAAAGGTATCATTCTTTTTACTAAAGAATCAATATGTCCCTTATCCATTTTGATTGCATTGACTAAGTATGGTGGTATCGTTTGTTGAAAAGCTGATTTTGGTCGAACCATGTTTGACATTAACTGCCATTTTAGTATTCGGTTTGTTCCTAAAACCATAACACCTTCGTACCAAACATCTATTCTTCTTGCTACTCTATCAAATCTTGCCTGAGCTGTTGCTGGTGGATTAAAATCAGCATCTTTTTTTAGTGCTTTTTCACCACCATTCATGGTCTTTTTAACTTTATAAATAATTTCTTTATCAGTTTTGTAACAAAAATAAAGCAACGATACGTTTGATTTGTCCAAACCACTATTGGTCTGTAGGTTTATTGTGCTTCTATAACCATCATGTCTTCCAGCAATTTTAGATATTTCTTCTATTTCTTCTTGTGTAAGATTTGGATTTATTTTTTTTATTTCATTTATGTGCACAGATTTAACCTCTCCAAAGTAATAGCAATCTCTAAAGTTTGGGTCTTCTGTTTGCGAGTATACAAGATTTATAGGGTCTACATATTCTATTTTTACACCATCATGAACATCAAAAGAATGTTTTACCGCTGAAATACCTAACACAACATTATCTTCGTCAACCCTTCTTTTAATCTCATCGTAGTTGTTTAGTTCTAATAAGGTGTTTATTGCTGTTTCTTGCGCTATTTCAACACCTTGCTTAAACCTTAGCTTCATGTATAGGTTTAATTCTTCATCTGACTGTGGAAGCATTTCTTCATCAAAGTTAAATGCATTCACCCCAGTTTTTTCTTTTAGCATATTAAGCATTGGTGCTGCAAGCATATCTGCCCTTACTTCTTGCTTGAAGTTTTGCCTTACAACACTAGAAAGTTCGTCAATTGCTTCTACATCTACTTTTAAAAGTCTATTAGAAATACCGTTTACAACTATGTCAACGAATTTTGGTATGATAGGGACTGGTGTCCAGTCAAGATTAAGGTATGACAAATCACCATTAATAGCTAGTTCGTTTTTATACTTTTCTATTGGTTGTTTTCCACGTGCATACAATCTCCTTTTTAGATATTCGGAACGAACCTCTCCATAAGACGAACTACCATAGTCATTTGAGAACCATTCTGACTCAATTGCTTGGCCTACTCTTAGTCCGTACTCTAAAGATGCTTTTTGCTCATCAGGAGCGAATTGATTTGGGAAACCACCACCTCCACTATATTTGTTTTTATTCATATAAGTTATGATATAATTTTACTAACAAATCCCTTGTTGCTATACTTTGCAAAGTTAAGATTTATTTGATTATCTTTTTTGTCAACAACTTTTTGTTTAGAAAAGTTAGCCATAATGGCAAATCCTGAACTTACAGTAGCATCAAACCTAGTTCTGTTATTAATATCGTAGTTTGACCAATCCAAAAGAGTCCTGTTAAAAAACATAGAACCGCAGTTACCAAAATCCATATTTTCTTCATCTTTGATGACTCCAATGTGGTTTTGGATATATGCTTCAATATACTCTGCATGCGCTGATATAACTGCTGAAGATGAGGGAATGCCGCCTAACTCTCTTTCTGCTTTTGATAAAACGTTTTTATGTTTATCTGGTCTATTTAAAGAAAAAGCTCTATATCCTCTTTCTTTTAAATAATATAAAAGCCTAGGTTTATTGTTTTCAACTAATATTGGCATACCATAATAATGTAAAGCCATTAACACATCTTCATAAAATATTTCTGCTGTTGGAGGTCTAGATATGTATTCTAGAAAAAAATAATTTGACGGCGCGTCTTCCAAATGAAACTTAGTCATACCATGCAACGAACCCTTTGACCCACCTCCTTGAACCGTACCTGATATATCATAAGAGTCACAACCAAAACTACCTAAGTGTGCATTACCAGGTATTTTTCTTGCGCCCTTATGTATTACGTTGTTCGCTTGATTATTAGAAGGAGTCCAAGAAGTAAAAAAACGACCATTACTATCAGGAACCCATATAACTTCTGTATCCCTTTGTCCATTCCTCCACGTGAAAGAACCCCTAGTAATACTTGTCTTAATAGCAAAAGAGTCATTATAATCAATTTGTTCGTATATTTTAGAAAGATTAAATATAGTATTTTTTGATTCATCTCTAAAAGCATGTGACTCTGTCCTTGGGAACTGTCTGTAAAACTCATTCAAAGCATCTTGGTCGTTTTTCAAACCATCTACTTCATTTTTCCAATGGTCAATTACACCTCCATATATAGCGTCTCCATAAGGGCCAAATACTTCTGTTTCAGGATTATCGAAAACTGGCCATCCATACTCGTCTAAGAAACCTTCATAATTCCACTCCATAGGAATGAAAAACGAATACAAACCAGAATTAGTTTGCCCATTTTTATTTCTCTTTGTAACATCTGAATCATAGTATAATTTTTTAAAATTATCTCCACCTTTATCTAAAGCGTTTGATGTTGAGCCCATCATACATTTACCTATAATTCTACTACCCAACCTCAAAGTAGTTTTTGTAACTCTCCAGTTATTCAAAATGTTATTTGGCTTTTCCCATTTTCCGCTTTCATCATGAACAAGAAGTTTTAATTTTTCTCCATCATAACTATTGTCTCCTGTATTCTTCCAGTCTATTGTTGTATCCAAACCTGAAAGCTCCTCAACTTTATCTGTGCTTGTAATATTTCTTCTTGTAAGTTTTGATGCTGGCACCCTATACGCTAATTCTGATTTTGGCCTATCCATACCGTCTTGTATCGGTTTGAAAAAAAACGGATAGTTAACTGATATTGGAACAACTTTATCAGTAAACATTTTTTTTGCATCAACCCCTGATTTAGATAATATACCAAATCTAGAATCTGAATTTATTGTAGCAAGATTTACAGTTTCACCTGACGCCATAAAAGAAAACCCACTTCTTCTATTTTTAAGATAACACATACCATAACAACGCTGGTCTGCTTTACACGCTTCCCAAAAAAAGTAAAATAATCTATTTGACTCTCTAAAATCTGGCTTACCAACATCTATTTTAGACCACTGCAAATACATGTAGTGTGCCCCAGTAATGTACGTAGGCATTCCTTTATTGTAAAACCAAAAGCCCTCATCTCTTTTTTCAAACTCACTTTCAATATAATCAATGTATTTGTTTTTAAAATCACTTGGGTATTCTCTCCAATCAAAAATACTTTTGATGCGATTTAGTTCTTTGGGGTATTCAGCAGCTTGCCATTTATTTTCTTTAAATCTAAAAACTTTTTTTGGTTTCTTTGGCAAAGCTATTTTTAGGTTTTGTATTTGATATACCTCACCAATCATTCCTGTTTTCGATATCACGACAACATCATGTTCAGAATTATATCCATACTTCCAGCTTTTTGACTTATTTAGTTTGTTTATAACTTCTTCGTCAATAGGGTTTACAATGCCATATAGAGTTTGTTGATACATTATTTAGATTTTCTTTCTGCAAAACCTGAAAAAGATTTTTGTTTTTCTTCTACTGGCTTACCTTCAATCAATGCTTTTTCTACTTCTATTCTATTCAAAATTTCAAAAGCATCAAATATTGCAAGCTTTTTTGTAGCTGCTGCATTTTTCAACCTATCTGCAGCAAGCTCGTCTTCAGGGTCAGGCTTTATTATTTCTTCCTCTGCTACTTTAATTAATTGTTTGACAGCTTCGTGCCCAGCTTTTATTATTCTTTCTTTTATATCGTTTATACTCATAAAGTTAATTTAAAATTGTACATATATCTCTGGTGCTCATTCTATACATTTTTTCATCATTAATCTCAAACTCGTACTCACTGTCTTTTCTAAAATTTACTTTAGAACCTTTTTTAATACCTATAGACTCCAAATTTTTATTAGAGTATGTTACATAGCCTGTGTTTTCTTCTAACCCCTCCTCATGTAAGTACTTGTGTTCCATTTCAGTAGGTTTTACAAAACAATAATCATCTACAGAATACCAGTTTTCACCATCGTGATATAAATAAAATTGATATGGGTCTATAATATAAACATCACCTTTGAAGTAATTAGGTGATTTCCTTGGCCGTCCTTTCATATCATAATAAATACGAAAGACATTGTGGTGAACTATAATCGTGTCACCTTTTTTGATTTCTCCTTTGTAGTATGTTGGGGTTTGTAAAACTTCCGCAAACCTATTGACATGCATATGCTCAGCAACACTGCTGTTCACAATCATCTTCTGACCTGCCAATGTGATTTCGTTATTGTAATGATTGCCTTTTGATTTGATTAGAAAATAAAAAGGGGATTTCATCAAAAATCAATATTAAATTCAATTGATATAGGCATATTTTTATTGAATTCTTTCCATTGAACAACCTCTCTGTTTCTTTCTATATATATAATATAAGAATCAGATTTAGCTGAGTATTCAATCAAATGAATTGTATATGTGCCGTTTAAAACTTTTTGCCCTACTAAGTAGTGCATACAACTACCTTTGTAGTCGGCACCTACTGAAATCTTACGAATTAACATTTTCCTCTATTTTTTCTTCTAGAGGAATAATAATGCCTGTTTCTAAGTTTAAATTACCTTTACCGTGCTTTTCTTCTAACTCTCTCATAATTCCGCTGATTTTGTCCGCAAATTTTCCAATTTCAGTTACAAGTGCAGCCTTATGGGCTTCAACAGCTCCAACTTCAATTTGAAGTCTTTGTTGCCCTAGTCTAAGGTTTCTTAATTCTTCTAGTGATTTGTCGTCTACTTTAACGACATTAGGTTCTACTTTTTTTGTTGCCATTTTATTAAAATTAAATTATTTACTAATATACAAAATTAATTTAAGGCTAGAGGTTCCTTTGTGTAAGTTCTACCCTTATCATTAAATTTTTCAGTCATCCAAAACAATCCATCGCTTTTCCATTGACCGTGCCATCTAGGAGCTCTAACACCCCTTCTGTCAGTATGTTTTGCAAATTCCCATATCCTATTTGCATTGCCTTTTATTTCATCCAAAGATTTTACATAGTATACATCAAATGGCCCTAGCTTTGTTGCATCTTCCATTAAAGTTGATAAATTATCTCCTACATCTCCTGTAATACAAATATCTATGTCTGTAGTTTTCCAACCTTCTAATAAACCACCAACTAAATATAATTGATAACCTGACCAATCTAATGCTAATAAATCTTTAATACACTCCTTATACGTTGTGTCTTCAACGCCTTCCATCCAAGGAACAAATCTAAGCGCACCATCTATATATCTTACCTCTCCGTCAGTGTCTATGTTGTAACTATCTATATCTAAATTTTCAAAATATCCCATATCTTATATATCATAATCTGTTAATGTAAATACTATTGTTGCTGCAACATCTTGCCAATATTTACTAGTTGAGCTTTTTTGATAAACTAAAGAAAATTTATCACCAGCTGCGTATGTAATATCGCTGTTAGCAGTAGGCGTCCATGATACTGAGGAGCTTACATGTGTCAACTCACCACTTGAAGAATTACCTGTAACTGAACCATTTTTGTAAGCTTTTAATTCTGTTGTAAATGAAGAACTCTGACTTCCTGATACAGTTTTCATTATTACTTTTTTTAATACGCATGCATATGGAATGGTAAAGAAGTGTGGCGCAGACGCACCTGACACGCTTGTTTCTGTTATACTTCCTGCTAATGGTATTATTAAATTACTTGTACTAGATGTTGTATCATCAAAAGACGCATGAATTACCATAGGTATATCCCTATCAGCTACAACACCAGTAACAGAAATACCACTACTAGTAGTTGCTAATTTTTGGCTGTTATTATGATATAGTGAAACAGCATTATCATCATCAAAAGATGCCATAATTTCACCATTATTATATTTTTCAATAGTTAAAAAATTGGTTCTAATTTTTAAAGTTCCTGTACCACTATCATCAATATAAGAATTGCTTCCGTCATGATATATTTTTAAATCATTACCATCTCCAAACCTTGCTTCTACACTGTCTTTATGTCTAGTAAAATTACTTGCTGGGTTTATTTCATACTTAGTTGTTGAGACACCACTGTCAGAAAGTTTAAATTCAAAACTATCACCACCTGTAACTTCTAAGAAATTACCAGTACCTAGTGCAGCAGAATCACCAAATATATAATTACCATTCCCAGTATCAACTTTCAAACCAACATCTCCACTTGCATCTACTTGAAATGTTACTGTTCCATCTGAATCATCTTTTACATTAACAAAATTGCTTTTTATAATTAAATTACCAGTTCCTGTATCATCAATATAAGAATTACTACCATCGTGATATATACTTAAATCACTACCAGTTCCAAACTTAGCTTTTACATTATCACTAAAAGTAATGTTGCCTGCCGCAGTATCTGCAGTATCACTTCTTAAATATTTTGATTGTGTGGATGAGGATGTTAGATAGCCAGCATCATTGTCAAAAAGACTTATATCAATATTACTTAAAGAAATTCTTTGAACACCTCCTGATGTAGAAGTTATTATTTGCGATGAGCTAACTAAAGATGTTGCTTCAGATGCTGCTGATATTATACTTTCATTACCACTAGTATAATCAATAGCTATATCATTTGCATTAGCTACAATACCATCACCACCTATAACATTCAATGTTGGGTTTACAGTGCTAGTACCAGATTGCGTCATACCAGTACCAGCTGTTACACTTGTCACCGTTCCAGCGTTAGATGTTAACCCTGATACAGCAGTATCAATTGCGTGCTGTATTTGAGCACCTGTTGCTAATTTAGATGAACCGCTACCTACGTCAGCTGTATCAACACTAATAGTTGGGGTTGTTCCTCCTGAAGATAGCACTGGTGCTGTTGCGCTTACACTTGTTACTGTTCCTACGTTTGCGGTTGCGCCTGAAGCAATACCATCTAACTTAGCTCCATCAGTAGCTATATCTCTACCATCAACTGTACCAGCTACAGTAACATTACCATTTGTAATATTAACTTTAAAATTATTGTAATCACTAGAGGAATCTCCAATAGAAAAATGACCATCCCTGCTAATTAAGTAAGTGTCTGTATCGTCATCTTTAATTCTTATAAATGCTTTATCATCTGTACTTTCAAATATAGCGACTGTATTTGTGCCACCAGTATTTACGTCAAGAATACCATCAATATTAGCAGCTCCATTAATATCTAAACTAGTTCCCTCTATTTCACCGCCAGATATTTTGCCCCCAGCTGATATAGTTCCTGTAGTAACTAAATTACCACTTTGATTTAGTGTTAATAATTCGTTGCCACTAGCAAAACTATGTTTATGTATTTCAAAAGTATTGTTGGTGTCGTCATCGTTGTCGTCTATTACAACTCTAACATCTCTTGCTGAAGATATTAAAACTTCTTTACCACTAGCACCGTCAAAAGCAAATGTAGTACCATCGCTAGTAATTGAACCACAAGTAAAGTTAATACTGTTATTACTTAAACTAATATCCCCAGTCATAGTACCACCAGCTAAAGGTAATTTAGTTGCAATACTATCTGTAACAGTTGTACTAAAATTTTCATCATTACCTAGTGCTGTTGCTAGTTCATTTAATGTATCTAATGTACCTGGTGCTGAATCAACTAAATTTGATACAGCTGTACTAACAAAAGCAGTTGTAGCTATTTGAGTTGTATTTGTTCCAGCAGATGCTGTCGGTGCGGCAGGCGTACCTGTAAATGTTGGACTTGCTAATGTAGCATAAGCACTTAAATCTTGGTCGCCTGTGTTTGCGGCGGCAAGTGCCGCTATATCAACACCATCAACTGTACCAGCTACAACAATATTACCAGCAACATCTAAATTACCGTTAGCATCTATATTGCCAGCAACATCTAAAGCACCGTTAATATCTGTATGGCCATCAGCATTTAATTGTATTAAAGCATTATAACTAGAGAAAGAACCATCACCATTAGTCGAAGTTGTATCTACATCAAATCTTATATCACCAGCATCTAATACCTGTCTCCAATATTTACCAGTGCCTGTATTCCCAGACTCAGTAAACGTTATAGGTACAGCAGCATCTGTTATATTTATTCTACCACCAGTAGTTACTGTACCTGTAAAAGTTGCGTTACCATTATCTGCAATAGATAATCCACTAGTGGCATCATCAGCTGTTAGCATTACACCATTACCATCTCTCGCTGTAAATTTACGAGCCGACATAACATGACTATTAGTACTTAACTTTACGTGGCCTGAAAAAATTGCTTCTTTAGTATCTCTATTTAATGTTAATATTGTATTAACATTGGTATTACCATAAACAGACTGAAACTGTAATAAATTATTACTACCTTCTTGGTTTATTCTAAAACCAAACATATTAGTAGCCCAAGTTGTACCAGCTTCACTAAAGTATAAACTACCAGCATCTGTTGGGTTTGAACCGTTATGATTAGCTATTGTTATATCACCGTTAAAAGTTGCATCACCAGCAATATCTGCAGCGCCATTTATATCTAAGCTTGTGCCTTCTATTTCACTACCAGATATTTTACCACTAGCAGTTATTGTACCAATATTTTTTAAGTTTCTACTTAAATCTATAAATTGAGTTTGACCGCCATCACCTATATATAAACCATTATCACCAGCTGTAGTGCTATCAGACTTAAATTGAAATACATTTCTATTTGACCAACTTGTAATAGCAACTGTATCATCAGCTCCTAATGCAAGAGCTCCATTTTCGCTAACTCTACTAAGTATTGTTTTTTCTGAGCCGTTTACATCTATTTTTAATAGTGCTACTTCTGTAGTATATTCACCTGTATCGCCTGAAGGTTCATAGTCAAACACTATATGACCATTGATTGTAGTGAATATAAGATTATCACTCATAGTTGTAGCACCTAAACTCAAAGTACCATTAATAGTTGGACTTTCTATTACTACACTTGTATTTGCTCCACCTAATGTTAAGGTTTTTGTTGAACTAGAATCAGCAAATATAGCCATGTTCTGTTCAAACCTAATATCTACTGTGTTTGTACCATCACCGATAAAAACATCATCACTACCATTACCAATAATAATATCACCAACAGCATTACTTAAAACTAGGTCATTGCCACTTTGGTCAATTTTACCAGCATTAGCTCCTGCTGAAGTAGTAAACTGTATATGGTTTTCGTCTTTTATTAGTATGTTATGTAAAAATGGTATTGGCATAATTGAAATTTATATTCTTCCTGATATTCTTTTTTTCCCAACAGCAAAATTTGCTGATGGTCTTATTGTTACTTTTGCAAAATTCATTGGCCACATTTGTAACCCATTAGACGGTGCTTTTGACATAGCTACATGTATATCTTCTGCTTCAAAACCTTCATGAACTAAATCATGGTCTTGAAAATAATAACCGAATCTTAAATAGTAGCTTGAATATTGAGGTTGTACTGTTATTATTTTTGTTTCAAACGCTCCAATAGCATCTGTAGTGTGTTGTTCATATTCTATAAAACCATTATATAGTTTTCCTTGAGCTTGCGTACTATTTTTTATATCTGCTGTTTCATTTGAATCATTTAAATCAAACTCATCTTGATAAAAATTATGGTTATTAGAATTTACATCATATTCATTAGCACCAAATTTTGCATTAAAAGCGTATGCCGCAATTATATAAGGAGGGGATGATGAGTCAACACCCCTAGATGTTCCATCCCACTCTGTTTCATTTATTTTAATTACAGATTTTATTTTAACAGTACAATTTGCTGGCACTTGAATCATTCCAAAGGAATTTGGATTACCACTCCATGCAGAAGCATATAAGTCACGAGCATATCCTTTTAAATTTTTAAATCTTGTTATATTGTAATATATAAATACTTTTTCACTTTCTTTAAACCCTTGTTCACTAAAGCAACAAACAGCTTTCCAACCAGTACCACCTCTATATAAAGCTTGATGAGAACTTGCGTGATTTAAAACAACATTAGTGTATTTTCTACCAAGAGAACCTGTTTTATATATACTAGAAGTTGCATCCCAAGAATTAGGATATATTTTAGAATCGTATACGTGGAAATTACTATTACTATCAGCTATATACGTTGCTTGACTAAATTTATCAGCAAAAAATCTTTTATAATTAGGGGTTACGCTACTTCCT